CTCGAGCCTACTGTGTGTGAAGCAGCGTTAACGCTGGTGCTCACGTTAGCAAAGCCTGTGATCGTAGTATTGCCGGCAGCAAGTGTCGTAATACCAGAAGCACCACCGCTAAGTGTAAGAGAACTTAAAGTACCAACAGAGGTGAGAGACGATGCAAGAACTCCAGTACCTAAAGCCGTAGAGTTAGCAATAGTAGTATTACCGATCTTAAAGGTTTTACCCGACGCAAGATCGATATGTTCGGAAGCAGTCCAGCTATCAGTTGCATCAATCCAGTTGAATGTCTTATCGGTAGCACCTTTCAGAGTAATACCGCCGCCGTCGGCAGTTGCATCAGATGGAGTAGCCACATCCCCAAGTATAATATTTTTATCTTCTACAAGAAGATCTGTAGAATTTATATTCGTTGTTGTACCGTTGACAGTGAGATTACCAGAAACTGTGACATCACCAGTAATCGTTGTGTTACCGGCTGCGAGTGTCGTAATACCGGTGACTGCTTGTGCAGCACTCGTCGACTGAATCGTTGTCGTTCCAACAAACAATGAAGGTAATCGAGCAGCTGCTACTGTACCAGAAGTCAAATTGCTGGCATTCGCTGCAATTGCAATTGCATTGGAATATGCGTTACTGGATCCGGCGCTCAGTGAGGTAGCATTAATTGCAGTAGCGCCGATGACGAGTTGACCGCTCGTAATTACAACGTTGCCTGCCGATATTGTTACGCCATTCGATACGGTTAACCCGTTCTTAACGCGAAAATTATTTGGTGTTGTCATCTGGTTCCCTATCCCGCAGATTATATTATAATTCTATTTATAACTCGGCAATTTCCATAAGTGTTGATATTACGCCGGAACGGCGGGCCAAACGATATTAAACGGATTAGTTTGATTCGTGATGTCCCGCAGCGCTTGACGATAAGTCGCCCACGCAGCGGCATCTAACGGAGAGTCGGCAACCTGTGTCCAGTCGGAGGCAATCAGTTTGGCGTTGCGTTCGATGCGAATGCGGCCCCACTGCTCGTCGACCTTGGTTGTGGCCTCTTCAGCGCCGAGATTCGTCACGATGTAGTTTTGCGTCCATACGCCGTCGATCAGCAGCGCTGGCCCATGCTCTCGTTGCTGAGTGGCCGGGTCGAAGTACGGCGGCGTGATGAGCTTCAGTTTGTGAACGCCGAACTGCACGATCTGCTCAGGCGTCAGTTTGATCACGCGGCAATAGTTGTCGTCGTCCCAGCGCGTCGGCTCAACATCATGGATGTGTCGGACGAACGTGTCGCCGTCAGCTTGAACGTAAAACAGACTCATGCAACGACTTCCTTCTCTTTGCGCTTGGCGGTTACGCGCTCAACAGCTGCGGCATATTCGGCCTCGTCGTCGATCTGAGAACGCAGTGCGGCAATGATAGCCTCGACGTTGCTCATCTGCTTGCGAGTAGCGTCCAGCCGTTCGGCTACGTTGGCAGCAAACTCGTTGTCAGTGGCGTTCGCCAGCAGATGCTCAAAGTTGATGCGATCAAAGTCATAGTGAAAATACTCCACTTCGCGCCCGTACATGGCGTCCGCGATAGTATCGTATTTGTATGCAGTGGAGAGTTGAGTGTATATCATAAGTGTTCCTATTACGAAGTGAGTGTAAATGCTACGTTCACGCATTGAGCTTGTGGTAGAGTAGCAGGATCAGCAAATTTGGTGCCGAAACCACTACTGCTGCTCCATGGGTAGGCGGTGACGTAGGGTGACGTTGGATGCGCTACAGCAATCGCATTGCCTGCGGCGTTAAAAGCAACAGAATTGCCAGTGCCAGCCGGTAATGTTGCAGGATCGGAATATTTTGTACCAAAGCCTGCTGCGCTCCACTGGTATGCTATGACAAAAGGTGATGCCTGCGATCCAGCAGCTATAACATTTCCTGACGGGCTGAACTCTACGCCGGCACAGCGGTCAGACGGCAGTGTAGCGGGATTTGAAAACTTTGTACCAAAGCCAGCGCTAGACCAAGCGTAAGCTGAAATAAATGGTGTAGTAAAATGCCCTAGAACGACGGCATCTCCTGACGGGCTAAAATCTATAGACGCGCCGGCGGCGGGTGGCAGCGTGGCGGGATTGGTAATCTTTGTACCTAAAATGCCATTGCTAAACGGGTAAGCGCTGATAAATGGTGTAGTAAAATGGCCCATGGCGACGGCATCACCTGATGGACTAAACTTAATGCCGGCCGGGCCGTCTGGCGGCAGCGTAGTTGGATTATCCGACCTTGCGCCAAACCCACCAACGTCGCTCCACGCCCACACGCTGAAATACGGTGTAAGATAATGCGATTGAGCAATTGCATCGCCGGTTGGGCTAAAATCTAGGTTATCGTTTCCGTTGCCAGTCTGCGAACCAGAGGTAGAAGGATCAGCAAACTTTGTGCCAAAACCACTGCTGCTCCATCGATAAGCCGCAATATACGGCGAGCTTTGAACGGTCATAGCCACGGCCCGGCCTGATGGGCTAAAGTCTAAACCACCTCCACTCGCAGTCGGCAGCGTGGCACTGTTAGCAACCCTTGTACCAAAGCCAGAGCTAGACCAAGGGTAAGCTATGAGATAGGGCGCGACGGCCATCACCAAGGCAATAGCCTCGTTTTTCAGCGCAGCGCCTGTCTGATACAAATAATTGGCCATCCACTTGGTGGCAGTCACTTTGATACACTCAAGCGTATTGTTTGGCGGAACGAACACTGACCCAGTGGTGTTGTCACCGAACACCAACTTATCGCTTGTAATGCTAACGGTCACTGGCGCAGCGGCATCGTCTACCGTGAACAGCACGACCGTGCCAATAGGGAAGGCAACGCTGGCGTTTGACGGAATCGTGTACGTGCGAGTGGCTGTGTCGCTGGCCGGATGGAAAATCTGCTTGCCTGCATCACCCAGCACCAGCGTGTAGTCGGCCGACTGAATGTTTTGCGTATAACTAACCGCACTATTGCCGCCGCCTGCTGCTGTCGCCCAGTAAGGAGCGCCAACAGAACCATTCGATGTTAGCACCTGCCCGGCAGTGCCTGTTGCACCATTCGCAGATAATTTGGTTGTAAGCGTGACTTGTGTTGTATTTGCAATAAAGTCAGTGCCAACCGATAATGCTGAACTATTAACACTTGTTGTGACGTTGGCAAACCCAGTAATCGTAGTGTTACCAGCTGCGAGCGTTGTAATACCTGATGCTGCTCCTGCAATGGTTAAACTTGAGCCACCTTGAATAGTAGTGGTGACGTTAGCAAAGCCAGTAATCGTTGTATTACCAGCTGCCAGAGTGGTGATACCTGAAGCAGCACCATTTGCTACGATCGACGAGATTGCAATCGATTGATTATTAGTTGTCCAACGATCGTTAGTTTCATCCCAGAGGAATTGAACGTTGGCAGAAGTTCCGCGCATAATCTCGATGCCGGCGCTTTCTGATGGAGCCACTGCCCCAAGATCTGCGTTCAGTGTAATGATATTATCACCAACATCGAGTGTTGTCGTATTGACGTATGTTCTGGTACCAGATACTGTAAGGTTACCTGAGAGTGTCATATTTGCGAAGGTTGGAGAATCACTGGTTCGAACGTCTTGATTCATTCTGTGTGGAAGACGAGCTTCAGCGAGTGTACCAGTATTTGCATTCGAAGCATTTGCTGCGAAAGCAATGGCATTGGTATATGCGTTATTAGCAGCTTCGCTGACACTTGTTGAATTGATAGCAGTTCCACCAACAATGAGTTGACCATTTGAAATTACAACATTGCCGGATATTGCTGCACCATTCGATACAGTTAACACATTTTTAATTCTAACGCTATTTGGTGTCATCTGGTTCCCTATCCTACAAATACTTTATTGTATTTATAACCTTAAGCTTTTATATTTATAGACCTTGCAAAAAATAAATTATGAGTAAAATCATTCCACTCTATATCGCAACGACCATAATAATTAGGCATTATAACAAAATCCTATTAACTGGGTAAGTCAA